TTAATCTTCAATCTACTCGTGTAGTAGAAGCAATAACAGTTTACTACGACGGTCCAAATCCAACAGGTAGTTAGGAAATTAAATGGCGACTATTACTTTTACAGTCACCGTCGCAAGTGGCACTAATGCCTTTGGCACTGCTAATAAATTTTTTATTAATGGTGAGGTAAGTCCTGTTCTAGAATTACAAGAAGGTAACACTTATATATTTGATCAATCAAATGCAAGTAATGCCAATTTTATATTAGCTCTTTCTAGTACAAAAGATGGAACCAATACAGGTGGCCAAGCTTACACAACAGGAGTTACTACAAATGGAACTGCAGGTCAAGCAGGCGCAAATACAACTATAATTGTTGCCCAAGTTTCTAAAATAGGAGCCCCTGATTTATTTTATTTCTGTGCTGCTTTAGCGGGAATGGGTAATGTTGCAAACACTATTTCACCTACTTCAGGAAATAGTAATCTTTTTAATCCACAAATAGATGATATTATAGAAGAAGCTTTTGAACGGACTAATATAAGAGGAACTAGAACAGGTTATCAATTAAGATCTGCCAGACGTTCTTTAAATATTATGTTTCAAGAGTGGGCAAATAGAGGCGTTCATTTATGGAAAGTAAAACTTGCTAAAATTCCATTGGTTGAAGGCCAGGCAGAATATAATTATGCAACTGATTCTATTAATTTTCCAGATGACATAAGTTCAGTTCTAGAAGCATATTATAGAAATAATTCAGTCACAACTAATCCTCAAGACATATCTTTAACTAAAATTAGTAGGTCTGTTTATAATTCAACTCCAAATAAATTAACAAAAGGTACTCCTTCTCAATTTTATGTAGATAGAACAATTGACCCAAGTATATTTTTATATGCTACTCCTAGTTCAAGTGTTTCAAGTGCAACTACTCCCAGTAGCTTTCAATTTTGTTTTTATTATTTAGCACAAATAGAAAACCCAGGATCTTATTCTAATACTTCGGATATAATAAATAGATTTTATCCATGTATGATGTCAGGCCTAGCTTATTATTTAAGTATGAAATATTCTCCATTACGAACTCAAGAACTTGAAAGAATTTATGAAAGTGAATTACTAAGAGCTTTAGATGCAGACAATCAAGGAACATCTACATTTATTTCACCAGATACTTTTTATGGTGATGGAGTTTTATCATAATGGGAGTGTTTGCTAGAGGTAAAAAAGCTTTATCTATTTCTGATAGATCTGGATTAAGATTTCCATATACAGAAATGGTTAGAGAATGGAATGGTTCTTTAGTTCATTATTCCGAATACGAAATAAAACAACCACAACTTACACCTAAACCTGTAGGATCAGATCCACAAGCTTTACAAAATCCAAGGGTTCAAGCAGAATCAACAGCGCAATTAATTTTGTTACAACCCGATCCTTTTGAAATTATTATTTCTGGTGGAAATACATTTGTTAATGTTTACTCACTAGACCACCAAAGAAAAGCAGGGAGTATTGTTAGACTTAGGGGTTTTCCTCAAGTCACAGCATCTGGAGCAGGTGGAGCAGATGTTTTAAATTTACAATCCTTCGCTCCAATTTCTACTTTTAATAACGTAACAGATATAGGTAGAGCAGCAGGTTTTACAATTCTATTGGGAAAAATAGCAGCAGATGGAACAGTATCAAATGCAACAACAACCGATGTATTAACTAATCCAATTAATTATTTTTATTTTCAAAGTACTAGTAATGCATCTACATCTGGTGTAAAAGGTGGGGGAGCAAATTGTTCAGCAGGTCCTGTAACATTAAAAGGAATATAATATGGCATATACTTTATTAAATTTACAAACAGATATTAGAAATTATACGGAAGTTGATAACAACCCTAGTAACACTCCTCTTGTTTTAACAGACGCTGTTTTAGACACCATTATTAAAAATTCAGAAAATCAAATATATAGATCAGTCCCTACTGATCAAAATACTAGGTATGCAACATCTATTTTAATTGTTGGAAATAGATATGTAACTATTCCAAATGATTTTAAATCTTTTAATTATGTTCAATTAGCTGATTCTGCGGGCAATCAAACTTTTTTAGAGCAAAGAGATCCTAGTTTTATGGCTGAATATTATTCTACACCAAACTTATCAAATGTTAATATTCCAAAATATTATGGTAATTGGGATGAAACTTTTTGGGTTGTAGCACCTACACCAGATAAAAGTTACGAAATTACTATATCTTATAACCAACAACCTACAAGTATAACAAATACGACAACTCCAACTTTGGCTCCAATAGCCCTTAATGGAAGTTATTTATCTAATAATTATCAAGATGTACTTCTATATAAATGTTTAATAAACACATATGGGTACTTGAAAGGTCCTGTAGATATGATACAATATTACCAAGGGCAATTTGATAGTGCTCTTACAACGTATGCAACCGAACAAATTGGTTACAGACGCAGAGATGAATATGAAGATGGCATGATTCGTCAACAACTAAAATCTAAATCACCATCTAGTTACGGAACAAATTAATCAAGGAGATAAAATAATATGGCAAATATAATACCGTTCGCATTTAGAGGAGAACTTTTTTCAGGAACGCATTCATTTAACAATGGTGGAAATTCATTCAAACTAGCTATGTACACGGGTAATCCCTATGGTACAGGAAGCACACAGTATCTTACTGCTCAAGAAGTAAGTGCTTCTAATACTGGATACACAACAACAGGACAAGTTTTACAGGGTCAAGCAGTAGCAAGTGGAACTGCAGTAGCTTCTGTTGATTTTAGTGATTCAGTAATTAATAATGCTACCTTTACAGCAGCTTTTGCAGCAATTTATAACGACACCAATGGAGATAAATTATGTGTTGTATTAGATTTTGGTGGAAATAAAACTGCTACTAATGGTACGTTTACAATTGCATTCCCTAATCCAAGTACACCGGCTAATGCAATTATAAGTATGGCATAAGGATAAAATAAATGGCTTTAGTTTTAAATGACAGAGTAAAAGAAACTAGTAATTCAACTGGAACAGGTGTTTTTAGTTTAAACGGTGCGGTTTCAGGTTTTGAAGGTTTTGTTGTTGGTATTGGAAATACCAATACGACTTACTATGCCATTTTTAATGGAGGCACGGACGAATGGGAAGTTGGTCTAGGAACAATTGCGGATGCAACTCCTGACACACTAACTAGAACTACAGTTATTACAAGTTCTAATTCTGACAATGCCGTAAACTTTACATCTGGTACTAAAGATGTATTTTGTACTTTACCTGCAAGTAAAGCTGTTTATTTAAATGCAGCTGGTGATGCTGTAGGTGTTCAAGGTGGAAATATTACAACTTTTGGATCAAGTTTTTCTAATTACAACAACATTACTTCTAACGCAACAACCACATTAGCTACAACAAAAAATGCTTTTTTAATGGGTTTAATAACGGTTAGTAATAATGCAGTATGGACTGTTCAAGGCAATGGGGCGTTAACTATTATTTAAAAATAACAATAAAAAACAGTTTGTTTTTTACTAAAAACGGAGATATAATAAATCATGGCAAGTCAAATAAAAGTAGATCAATTAGCAGGAGCAGCAGGAAACACAGTAACAATTCCGGCTGGTCAAACATTAGATGTTTTAGGAACTCTAGATATAGATGGTGGTACACTTGTATTACCCAATACAGTAGTAACTACAACAGGAACACAGACTTTATCAAACAAAACAATCAACGCTTCGCAATTAGTTGACGGAAGTGTCGCTACTGGAAAAGTAGCGGATAACGCAATCACATTAGCTAAGATGGCTTCTGGTACAGACGGAAATATTATTTCTTATGATACAAGTGGTAACCCAGTTGCAGTAGCAACAGGAAGTTCTGGACAAGTTTTAACTTCAGCAGGCGCTGGCGCAGTACCTTCTTTTCAAGCAGTTTCAGCAGGTGATGTAACTCTTAACGGAACACAAACTTTAACCAACAAAACTTTAACAGCACCTAAAATTGGTACTTCTATTTTAGATACTAATGGAAATGAACTAGCTTTACTTACAGCAACAGGTTCAGCGGTAAATGAATTTACACTTGCTAACGCAGCATCAGGCAATGCACCAAGATTATCATCAACAGGTGAAAGTAATGTTGATTTAGATTTATTAGCAAAAGGTACAGGTCACGTAACTATTAGAGGAAACTCTAACGTAGGTACTATTCAATTAAACTGTGAAAATAATTCACATGGTCAACAACTAAAAGCACAGCCTCACTCAGTAGGTAGTTCAGCGGTATCAACATTACCTAATGTTACAGGAGAATTAGTACCGGGTAAAATTGAAGGAGCTAATTTTTCAGGAGGTTTATTAGTTGGTCATTCATCAACTGGAACTTTAAATTCTGCTGTTAGAAATGTTGGCGTTGGTATTGACGCTTTAGATGCAATAACATCAGGAGATGATAACACAGCTTTAGGTTATAGAGCTTTAAGTAGTTTAACTACAGGTCTTACAAATACTGGACTTGGTAATAGTGCTTTATTTGATACAACAAGTGGTGCAAGTAATACTGGAATTGGCTATAACTCATTAAACAATTCTACTGGTAATACGAATACTGCGCTGGGAAGAAGTGCTGGTTTTAATCTGACATCTGGTTCAGGAAATGTTGTAATAGGTCATGCTGATTTCCCATCTGCATCAGGTTCAAGACAATTAGTAATAGCAGGTTATGATGGTTCAACTAGAACAACTTGGATTAGTGGAGATAGCTCTGGTAATCTAGTTACACCCGGAACAATCACAGCTAACAGTGTAGTTTTAACTGGTGTAGCCGCAGATAATTCAATCACCTTAGCCAAAATGGCTGGTGGTACAGATGGTAATATTATTTCATATGACACTTCAGGAAATCCAGTTGCAGTTGCAACAGGAAGTTCAGGACAAGTTTTAACAAGTGCAGGAGCTGGTGCAGTTCCTTCTTTTCAATCTGCTGGAAGTTCAGCCGGTACACCAGCAGCAGGAGATTTATCTGCAGGTACTAGAAATGTTGCTTTAAGTGCGACAGCTTTAGATGCAGCTAACTCAGATTCTGAGGATAATGTAGCGATAGGTTACGATGCTTTAACAACACTTACAGGTAATGGTGATAACAATGTTGCTGTTGGTAATTATGCAGGAAAAGCAATTACAACAGGTCAGAGTAATGTGATTTTAGGTTATCGAGCTTTATGTACTTCTACAATAGGTGGTAATAATATAGCGATTGGTCCTGATGCTGGATGTTCACTTACAACAGGTAATTGTAATGTAATGATTGGTCGTCGGGCAGGTTGTGGAATTACGTTAGCTGGTCATAATATAGCAATTGGTGACAGCACTATGCAAGCCGCTGTACTAAATGGTTCAAATCAAAATATAGGTATTGGTAATTCCTCACTGAAATCTCTTAGTGATGCTTATGCTAATGTAGCAATAAGTGAAAACGCATTGTGTAGTTTAACTACAGGTCAGGCTAATATAGCAATAGGTGATTATGCAGGACAGGGAATTACAACAAGTGGTTATAATATAGCAATTGGTGTTTATGCAATGAAAGGTGTTGCAACAGCAGCTAATTCTTATAACGTAGCAATAGGTGGTTGTGCTGGTTGTTCACTTACAACAGGTAAATGTAATGTAGTAATAGGTAAAACTGCTGGTAAATCACTTACAACAGGTGGTGAAAATGTATTAGTTGGTAGAGAAGCAGGACAGGGAATTACAACAGGTGGTTATTCTGTAGCGATTGGTCCTGATGCAATGGCGGGAGCTACAACTACAGGTAATTTTAATGTAGGGATGGGATATAGCGCTCTTAGATTAGTAACATCTGGTCAATGTAATACAGCTATAGGTAGAAATACTGGAGATAGTATTACAACAGGTAACAATAATCATGCACAGGGTCATGATGCTCTAACAACAGTTACAACAGGTAGTTGTAATGTAGGAATGGGTCATTGTGCAGGTGCAGCTATTTCAACAAGTGTTAATAATATAGCAATTGGTTCTTGTAGTATGAGTACTTATGCTAAAACAAGTTCAGAGGGTAATAATATAGCTATAGGTAAATATTCTGTAAATACTTTAACATCAGGTGATAACAACATAGGAATGGGTCATCAGGTTCTTTACAATACGTCAACAGGTTCTAAAAACGTAGGAATGGGTACACAGGCAGGTTGTGGAATTACAACAGGTAGTTTTAATGTAGCTTTTGGTAGTAATACACTGGCAGGTGTTTCAACTGCTTCTGATAATGTAGCGATAGGTCGGAATGCAGGTGGAGCAAT